ATCAAAGACTTCGTTGATAATCGGTTCGACTACCGCACGAAAGTCTGTACTACGCATTGGGGTTGCCATGTGTTAGTTCCTTTCGTTAGTTAATTAGACCGATACCGAAGCGGCAGCGAATTGGTTATTACAGATTTGAACTTGAACGATTGTGTAAGTGTCACCCCATTGGTTTGTGTTACCAGCTGGGTATGCTACTTCACGTCCGAGTCCTACTACACGCACTTGACCTTGGTTACCAGAACCTACAGCAGTTGCTAACAACGCTGTGGTAGAGAAACCTGCACCACCAGTACCAATAGAGTATCCATCAGTTACAGTTGATCCAGTTGTTGTGTCAAAGTTGTACTCAGTTCCGATTGCTGCAGAAGTTGCAGAACCGTTAACTTGAGCTTCATATACGAGTGCTGGGTCTGTGAAAATCCAGAAAACGATGTTTGTAGAAGCGTCTAATGTAGTTTTAGCAGCATATTTAGATACAGAACGACGACCGTCAGAGTTGGTGTACTCTACACCGTCAAAAACACCATAAACCTTACCACTTGAAGCAGTTTGGTTAGCGATTGTTAATTGGCCAGAAGATGTGATCGCTACAGGTTGAAACTGCCAGAAAGACTGGCCAGATGACAACGAGTAAGGAGCAGTATATGTTGTACCAGGGACAAATGTGTTCGTACCAACGAATGGTACTGCACGATCTAATCCACTTGGATGATATACAGGTTTCAGGCCAAAGGGTTGAAATGTTGCAGACATTTATTTTTCCTTTGTTTTGAAGTTTGTTATGAAAATCGAATATTACTATTCGCTTTAGCGGCTTCTTTTTCCATTTCCAAAATGCCTCCTTCAAGAATAGAACGACCACCTTTGCCTTCTTGAGCGGTGCTCCGAACTTGCGCGGTGATATTACGTTGATGCTCAAGAGGATCCTCGAGATGCAACATTTTCATCACTTCTTGATAGATTTCATCTGGTAATTTAAAGAGAACCATCTCATTACAGCTAACACAGCCTTCAAACTTGCCTGAGCTCATTTTGCCTAAGTTTTCAAAGCCCTTACCTAATTCCGAGGCTTTCACTGGCTCATAACCCAACGCCATGCGTTTGTCGATACTGTCATAATTGTTTGTGGAGGATAACCAGCACAAATGAAACCCAGGTATAATACCTGGAGGCAAATCAGGTAATGCACTGTTTTGCCATTTATCACGAAACGCAGCTACACGTTCCTTTTTCGATATTGCTTCAGGATCCTCAATGAGGATTCTTTCTTTTGTTTCTTCGACTCTGTCCAATAGACGGTCTTCTAAATTACGTTTGATTCTTGTATTTGCCATGATAATTAACCTTTATTTTGACGATCGTACATTGCGTATGCACGAATCATTTTGTTTCGTTTTTCTACATCGTCCCATGCGCCAGCATCTCTAATTGCTTGGACACGCTCGGGGCTTAATCTAATAGAGCCTGGTTTCATACCAGATTCACTAGCTACACGACTAGACGCTGTTGGACCCGCTCCACGTTTTGATGTAGTACCTTTACTAGCGTATCTATGAGGTAAACGTGATTTTAATCGGTTATCTAACTCCTCCCAGTATTCACTGTCAGAAGGATCCCAACCATCAGAAACAAGTTCTTGGTCAATTACTTTGGCAATTCTACTATCTGTATCTCTAGCTTGAGGATCATACCAAGAATTCTTTTTTAACCACTGTGTGGCTAATTGTTGAACTTCTGTGGCAATTTCATTCGGCACATTTTGCTTTGGTGCCTTTGCTTCCTCAATCTGTTTCTTTTTGTAATATTGGGCTTGTTGCAGACGCTGTTTAGCCTCTGTCAACTGTTCCAAATATTCTACTTGAGCATTTGCATCATTTACTTGTGTTGCTTGCAATAGTTTTAATTTAGCATATTCAACTCTAGCGGCTTCGTCTTCAATAGACTTATCCAACTGTGCAAATTGATATGATGCTGCTGTATTTTCAACTTTAGCAAGACGTTCTGCTAATTCTGCATTGCGACGCTCAAGTGCACTAATCTTGTTTTTTGAAGAAATTTCACGTTGTTTTACAAGTTCTTTTTTAAGTTTGCGTTCTTGTCTACGTTGTTCACGAATTGCTTCACGGTCTTCTTCCGTTTCGCCTTCGTCATTACTTTCTTCAGATGTTTCAGCATGAACTTCTTCTTCATCATATTCTTCATCATCTTCGTGATGTTTTTTTGTATCTTCTGGAGAATCAAAATCCTCTGGAAAATCAATTTTTGCTAATGCCGAGCCGTCTTCCATCTCTTTGACGGGTATATCCTTTTCATTTTCACTCATAATTTTCTTTCAAAATTAGTCTACAAAAGCTTTCATTTTCTGCGCATATTCAAAACTTTTAATGCGAGAAATGATTTCACGGGCTTGTAATGTAATAAACACTACTGCACCACTATCATCACCTGGGTCAACAACAAAACGGTCTCCACCATACTTAATTGTCCTTACCAAATCACCTTCTTTACACCAAGGGCCTTCAATCCAAGGCTCTAATGTGTCCGGTGATTTATATGCTAAAGGTCCAATTTGTATTACTTTGGCTACTGTTTCATTAAACTTCAGTGTTTGTTGAGTTTCATCAACAAAAATGATGCCACCTTTGCTTTTTACTTTTTGTCTACGTAACTGAACCAATACTCTGTCTCCAGCCACCTCTACACCAGGATCTACAATCGGAAAACATTCCAATTCTGTACGTAAATCTGCTTCTTCATTTTGCTTATAATCTATTGCCATACGGCAAACTCCTTGACCTCTACAGGTCTTCGTCATCCTCCGATAATATTGCTTCAATAATCGCTAGGGCATCGGATAAACCCTCACGTTTACCTACATACCGTTGATAAGAATCAAAAGTGTGTATGTTAATGCCAGAAGCAATTGCCTCTGTCATTTCGTTGTTTGCGGTTTTAATTCTTTTCAGAATCTCGCTTAAAATATCACGCAAAACTTTTCATCCAATTTAATAATTTTTCAATTTCTTCCACAGATGAATCATTTTTTAAACGGTTCCCGTCGGAGTTTTTTCCTTCTACTCTTACTAATGCAACAATTTGAGCAAATCCGCCCTTAAAATCAATAAAAGTTTCCGCTACCAATGTCTTTGAGGTTTTTATCTGGTCCAACTTTGCTTCCTTTAGCCATTTTGTTACCATTTAAAACAGCATTATTAGCACGTTTGCTTCCAGATGGTCCGTTTTCTACTTTTTGGTCTGGGCCACCAGCATAGCCAGGTGTGCCAGTCATTTTATAGGCTTTACGAAAACCTAATTCATCTTTTGCCATGTTATTGTCCTTCTTGTGGTTGTGATTGTTGTGGTTGTTGCGCTTGTTGTTGCTCCATTTGAGCCATTTGTTGCTGATGTTGCTCATTTGCTTGTTGCAACTGCTGTTGATGCTGTTGATCTGCTTGTTGTAGACCTTGTTGGTGCTGTTGTGCCGCTTGTTGTGTTTCTAAAGCATGTTGTTGCTGTGCTTTTTCCATTTCAATCTGGTTTTGCACCTGTTGTGACTGTTGTTCAAATGTTTGTTGCTGTACAGCCAGTCCATGTTGTCTAATATCTTGGTTTGCAGCGTTAATAGCATCCAAAGCAGACTGATTTTGTTCTGCTTCAAGTTGTCTTTGTTGCTGATCCATCTGTGCTTGTGCTGAAATCATTGCAACACGCTCTTTTGCAGCATTATTGATGTTAGCCATTGCAATATCTGTTGCATTACGTTGGTTATCGATACTAGTTTGTGTTGAATACTTAGCTTGTAACTCTTGAACTTTCTGTTGCAACTCTGCCAATTTGAGTTGATACTCTTGTTGTTGTTTTTGAGCATCCAACTGCATACGAGCTTGCATTTCTTCTGTTTTGCGTTTGGTTTCTGCCATTTGTGTTTGCAGAATAACGTTGGCTGTTGGGTCTTGACCAAGCATTTGTTGTTGTTTTGCTTGTTGGGCTTGTGCAACTTTTTGTGATAACAACTGAATTTGTTGAACATAAGGTGCCAAATTTGTTTTGGCGTCTTGGTCAACCAATTTAGAGGCTAATGCAAGCGCTTTTTGAGCGTTTTGGTCAAGTGGTTTCTCTTTATGTAACTCAAAATCATCTTTTCCTGATCCTGCTTGAGCCACATAATTACGCATTTCTTGCAAATAGTGCAAGGTTAAGTGTTGTTTGATGTGTTCTAAGGCAAGTGGTGAGAATACAGGCCCAATAACTGGGTTTCCACCATATGCTGGGTTGTTTGCATACTCCAAATGCACTTGAATATGGGCAATGTGATCTTGGTCTGGGAATGCGGCAGACGCTTGACCCATTGTCATTGCTACGTTTTCAAGTGCTGGGTTAGATTCCACCACACCTTGAGGGTTTGGTAGCACTTCGGAGACTGCTGGTATCTTCATTTGACTTAAAATACGGCTATATACCGCACGTATATTAAACATTCCTGGGGGCGCAGATGTTGCTAATTGCAACAATGCTTGATTTTGAGCCAATCTCTGTGTTTCAGAAAAAATATTGGGGTCAGAAACTGGTCTAACGTCATTGTTGTAAGCAAAATCACGTACTTCAATCTCTTCACCAGACTGGTTGTCCATTTCATCAAGGTACCAGTGGTTAATGCGAGAGATAATTTTTAAAGATTTGGCTTGTGAACGGTGCAAACGTGCATGAATGCTTGAGAAAACCTTAGCACCTTGCTCAATCAACGCTTGTGTTGTGCCAACGGGCATTTGATTATTGGCTTCACCAATTTTTTCTTCTGCCGTTGTCACCACACCTTTGGCTTGGTCAGTTAACCAACCCAATAATGAAAATAAAACATTAGATGGTGGGTTAAATGGCATTGGCATT